AAGGTAGCTATTTGTAGTGCAAGTCCTGTTCTACTAGGCATTGTCACTGGTTTAATACTGTTATAAGTTTTAACTAAGTTTGCATAAGCAGAAGATTCATCTCCTCTTAGACCAGTCATGTCTGACCTGTAGCCATCAAGTATATCTGCATAAGACATATCATATTTACCACTAACACTTTGAAGTATTCTTGTGGCATTACCAAAGCCCAAGTTTAAACCTGTAGCTTGTTCTGCTTTTTTAGCTAAAGTATTTTTAAATATTTCTTTAGATTTTTGCATATCTGCTTCATTCTTTTCATTATCAATTTTAGCAATGTTAGCTAAATAATTTGAATCAGCATTTTTTCTTGTTTCATTGTTAGCTTTAATTTTACCTTTAGCTACAGCTTTTTCACTTTGATGAGAATATATCGCTGTTCCTATTTTCAATGCTGTAACTACATCACACATTTTTTTGTTTACTTTTCTCCTTCATCATTAATAAGAATGGTAATTTACCATGTCCATATTGTTTAATTTCTTCTTTAGGTTCAAATCCTAAAAATTGTAACCATTTTAAAGTTTTCCAATTTCGTTTATCTACAAAATTATAAACGTATTCAAATCCTTCACTCATTTGAGTAACCCAGTAAGGACACTCTTTTAAAAATTGTCTTGTATGTTTGTATAAGTCATTACTAGATAATAACCAGACAACACCATATTCAGGTATTTGACTAGGACAACTTCCAAACATACCTATAACACCTTCATCTTTTGTACCAATAATACTATAAATTTTACTATTTGTCATTGTAAAAGGTTCAACCAGAGCTTTCAATGGACTAGCATTATTTGATGCTAATATTTCTGCTCTGTCTTCTGCCTTCATTTTAGGAGCTAACTCCAACGCATCTGCTAATATTGCAGGACGTACATACTTTTCTTTAATCATTAAATCCTTTTTGAACGTGCATGGTAGTAGCCTTCTATTTCGGCATCAGCAATATACACTGGTAAGTGTGAATCACTTTTTATATCCATGACAAATTCTGTGTTTCTACATTGTATTGGAACTCTTAATGTTCCTGAGTTAATTGCAGGTTGTCCAATAACTGACGTTGCTGTTCCAATAACATAACCATTCATTATAGTTGTAGATTTATCTCTATTATTTGGTGTTACTTCTACTTTGAAGAATCCACTATTTTCAAAATTTAAAGATATGTTTCTAATTTGAAACCTACCTGCGGTAATTGATAATAGCCCTCTACCAGTAGTTTCTCTTATATATGGTGTAGATAATCTATAAAGAGAAGAAAATGGAACACCAATATATAATGAGGTATGATTACCTTGTATTGTATATGTTGAACCACTTGTATTGGTAGCTGTGTAGTTAGCACCATTTGTTCTATCTACTGCTATTAATCCTGTCTTTGCACCATAAGGTGATGTAAACGTAGTTAAACCTGTTGCGGCATCATACGTTCCTGAAACTGACGCTTTTAAATCTAAATAAACACCATGTCCTAATGTTGTGTCTTTTAAATTTCTTAAATCTATTTTAAATAATTTTGTAGTTGTGCCTTCAGCTCCCATTACATATAAGTAACTTTCTAATGACATAATTCCTAAAATCTTAACACCTGAAAATGTCCACTTAGACCAAGATGTTTGTACTTTTTCACCTCTGTCAAAGAAATATTTATAAAGAAATATTGTATTAGCATTTGTAGCTGAAGCTGTACCTGAATATGGTGCAGTTTGTGAATCTGCTGTATCAGAAGTCAACACTGCAAGTGTATCTTCTGTTGTATTACTTACAATTTGATACGTATTTGTTGGTATTAAACTTTGTACTGATACGGTAATGTCTAATCCATCATTTGTTAATGTATCATCATCTGCAAAATATTCTCTTATTGCTGTATTATTATTTCTTGCTTGTGCAAAGTAAGCAAACTTACCTGCTGAAACTGGTGTAACTTTATCATCATGTTCAAATGAAGACACTTCATCAAGTTTAGCTGAAGTAGGTGATATAGTTTCACCTGAGCTATCTAATTTATATTGTGCTGTATCAGAAAATAATAATAAACTTTCATTAAATCCTACAGAGTTTTTAAGTGTATTAACTTGTGTACCTGAAGCCGCAATATCAATAGGGTCAGTGTCTAAAACTTGTGTAGATGTTGTTGCAAAGAAATTAAAGAAAGAAGCATTTTCTGTAAATACTAAATTCTCTCCTGATAATATACCTAATCTATTTTTGTAAAATGTTAAATTATTTATTTTCTTACCTACAAAAGTTGGGTTAGCATTTGTATCAATATCTCCACAAACCCTATCAGTCCAATCTAATTCTTGAAAAGTAAATGTTCCATTATTGTTGTTAATCAATGCGTGTGGCATTGTAGAATTATTTAAACCTACAGAAGTAGCAGGTGCTAAAGTTTCATTCCAAACACCATTACCATCAAATTTAACATAGTAGTCAGACAATGAATCACCTTCATCACCAGTAATTTTTAATATAACACCAACTTTTCCATAATAAGGTAGTTTAGCAAAATCTTGTATCTTATCTCTAATAGAATACATACCTGTATTACCAGAACCGTCAGAAGTTGAAACAGTGTAATTAGCATTGTTATCTGTTGGCTTTCCATAAATTACAGAATCATAACTTTCAAAAGTAAAATGAGATGTAAACCCAGAATAATTTGCTAGTCCTTGATTTGAAGAAACTGTCGCTCCTGTATCTGTTCTTACTGTTTTAAAACCAATACCGTCAGCCGAACTATTGTAATGTGTGCTTCCTGTTCCATATAAAAGTATATCTTTAATTTTATCTGTATCTCTAAATTTACTATCAGTAGAAGCATCATTACCAGAAGGTAATTGAAATTGTACTTCTAACTCTTGTGCCATGTTAGGGTGTTTTAATGCTATCTTATATTCTCTACCATAGTTAGTTAATTTAATATTAATTAAAAATTCTTCTACTTTAGCCGCAGAGTTTGTACTATCAGCTAATACAGTTGTTGCTGTGTTAGCAATAAATGTGTAATCTGCAATATTAACTAATTTAAAATTATCTTTAGGATTAGTTGAAGTTAAATAACTTGAACCACTTGCTACAGTAACAGTTTTTGCATTACCATCTAAATCAAATACTTTAATACCACCATTATATAATGCTACAATGTATTGATTAGAAGCATCTCTTTGAATTGACCAAAATTTTGTTGTGTTAGGATAAACATTACTTGCGTCTAAAGTTGCTACATAGTCTAGTGAAGGTCTTTTAGATAAACCTTCTACAATACTATTTGCAAAATTAACTTGGTCTTCCCCTTGATTTATTCCTCGTTGAGTAGGTGTCTGCTGAGACATACCATTGAGAAAATTAGGTATAGACTGCGATACAACACCGCCCATTAGTATGTCCTTCTAGTAGTTCTGTTAATTATTGAGAAAGTATTAGAGTCTCCATTTAAAATATTAATATCTGATTCTTGTGAGTCTGCTTGATGAAAAGACATTAATGCTTCATTTTCATCTTGACCAATTAATTGTGTAATTTCTTTATCCCCAATAAATCTTGAAGCAAATCTTCTAGCGGCTTTCATTGCTACGTATCTTCTTGCGTATTCTGGGAGATGTTCAAATTGTTGAACTAAGACTATGTCAACTGAACTAGGTGCACTTGTAAATACATCAGTATGATTTTCCATATCGTATAGAAATCCGTTTCTAATTGTATAGTTTAAGTGTCTGTATTGTGAGTTTGCATCTGCTTTTACACAGTTTGCAGGTAATGGGACTTTGTTATCACTATCTAAAGATAATGATTTATAATTCGTATGTGTATTGAAATTCCAACCTTGAGATTGAATAGACATAGATGTTTCATCAAGAATATTTTTAGCGACAGATACATCTACAGTTGTTGTTCCTGTAATTGAGTTTACTGGAGCTTCTCCAATTGTACTCAACATAATATTAACTGCTTGTAACTCAGTAGTTGGTGTAATTTGTGTTGTCATTTTTCCTTTGTTTAAAATATAGAAAAGGGGGATTTGACTCCCCCTAATCTAATTAATATTAAGAAACTATTACGCTTCTTTAATACCGATAGCCGCTTCTGGTCTTAATACACCATGTCCCATAGCATATTTAGCCACCATTAACGTACCTTGTCTTCTGATGTCGTACTCTTTTTCAACACCTAAGTCCATAAGTTTAACTGTACCTACAGCACTTGGGTGAGATACTAAAGCAACGTAGTTAG